TATGGGCTGATTACATCTACCTTGATACTGATGAACGCAGACGTTTTGCTCAAGTATCTCATGAATATCTTATTGAACAGTTACAAATGCAGGATTCTACTGGAGCTACAGTTGATCTCAACTTCAATCACCCTGTTAAAGAACTTATCTGGACTGGTGAATGGACCGAACCTCCGGGGGGTAGCACGGCCGCCGACCTGAAACAAGGAGGCACAAACAACTCGCTGGCCGGTACAACGAATCCGGGTACCTTCCTACTCAAACTCAATGGTCATGATAGATTTGCTGCTCGTCCTGTAACCTACTTCACTCAGGCACAAGTCTACCAATATCACAGCGGTCCAGGTGGTCTCAATACGGCGCTATACGCGAATGATAGTGATGGCGTTAATGCTTCAAATACAAACAACTTCGATGACTCTATTGCTGTATACTCCTTTGCCCTCAAACCCGAAGAGCACCAACCAAGTGGAACCTGCAACTTCTCCAGAATTGACTCTGCTCAACTTATTAGAACTGATACTGCTCAACCAATGAGAATCTATGCTGTCAACTACAATGTCCTCCGTATCATGAGTGGTATGGGTGGTCTAGCATACTCTAACTAATTATTTCTTCTATATCTTTTATTTCTAAATTATTAAAATAATCATAATATTCTTTTTTAGAGTAAATTTGTAAATTTAAAGAATCAATTTCTGATCCTTTACTTGTAAATTGTTTTTCATTATTAAATATATAGTCAATATATTTAATCCTATTCAAATATCCTGACCGTCTTTTCCATCTCCATTCACATCTCATTGCTTCACATTTATCTTCAAATCCATTTACAATACATATTGGTTCCCATAAGTTATTGTCATTTTTATTTCGTGTTGTATATTTAGCACCGCCTTTTATTTCACCATTATGTTGTCTTAATCTTCTTTTAAAGTTATTTGTATAACCAATATATGATTTATTTTCATTTTTGAGTAAATAAACAAGAAACATCTTTATATGATTAAATTATAATTTTGTTTTATAATATATATATAATATGGGTGGAGGATTAATACAATTAACAAACACAGGTGCTCAAGATATTTATTTAACAGGCAATCCACAAATAACATATTTTAAAATTGTTTATAGAAGACATACTAATTTTTCTATAGAGTCAATAGAACAAGTAAATACTGGTAATATTCTTGCTGGAAGTGATGCATTATTTAACATAAGTAGATATGGTGATTTGATGCATAAATGTGTATTAGAAATACCTATATATGAAGGTATGATAGATGATACCGCACCTAATAATTTAGGACATGCTATAATATCTGAAATAAGTATTGATATAGGTGGTCATAGAATAGATAAGCAATCTGGATGTTTTATGGAAATAATGTCTGAATTAAATGAACCCGTTAATGATCTAGTTTTATCACAAAATATGAAAAATGGAAGTTTAACAATATTTAATAGTCAATTTCAATATTTAGCGTGTGCCGGTGGAGTCCGAAATGCTTCTTCATCAGATTTTAATACTCTTGCTAATTATAAATGGGAAGACTATACACGTGATAGAAAAAATATATATGTTCCATTAAGATTTTGGTTTTGTGATGATATAGGACAATCAATACCATTAATTGCATTACAATACAGTGAAGTATTTATTAATATATCTTTTACCGATTTTGGTGATATAGGAGATAAAATATTTAATCTGAAAGGTGTAGGTGGTCTTACACTATATGTTGATTATATTTATCTTGATAACGAAGAAAGAAAAAGATTTGCTCAAATATCTCATGAATATTTAATAACCACAGTTCAGACAATCGAAAAAACATCTATTAATAAATTATTTTATAAATTAGAGATTAATAATCCCGTTAAAGAAATAATATGGTGTGGATCATCAGTCCCATTAAAAGAATGGGGTAAAAATGGATCATTCTCAAATATATGTTCCATTGAAACTAAATGGCATCTATCATTAAATGGTGCTAAAAGAATGCCTGAAAGACATATAGATTATTATACCAATTATCAACCATATGTTTATCACAAAAATAGAGCTGCACAATTAACAAATGGGTCAGATACTAATGCTATAGCAGTGTATTCATTTGCTCTGAAACCTGATGAACATCAACCCAGTGGTACATGTAATTTTTCATTATTTGATGAAATATATCTTCAAAAAAGTAATGTGAATTCTGTTAATGGCACAAATAATTATTATATATTTGCTATAACATATAATATATTAAGAATAATGAGTGGTATGGGTGGATTAGCTTATAGCAATTAAATTTGATTATTTTAATTATATATTAAAAATAATATGTCTTTAAAGTTGATATTGGGTTGTATGTATAGTGGAAAAACAACTGAAATACTCCGGATAGTTAATTCTCTTAAACATATAGGTGAAACACCTTTAATTATTAAACCTATTATTGATGATAGATATTCTAAAGATAAAATATCTACTCACAATAAACAAGAATATGATTGTTTATCAGTAAATAATCTTTATGAGGCTAAAAATATTACAAATAATTATATAATCATAGAAGAAGCACAGTTCTTTAAAGATTTATTATTGTTTATAATAGATCATGTAGAAATAAAGGGAAAAAATGTTATAGTTGTTGGATTAGATGGTGATTCCAATAGAGAAAACTTTGGTGATATTCATAAACTTATTCCATTATGTGATGAAATAGTTAAATTAAAAGCATATTGTTCCATTTGTAAAGATGGAACACCAGGCATATTTTCAAAAAGGATATCTGATAAAAAAGAAAAAATATTAGTTGGATCTGATGGTGATTATATAGCTGTTTGTAGAAAATGTTATTTATTATAAAAAAAATATCTATTTCATATATATAATAAAATGTCTGAACCATATTTAATAATTGTTGGAGGACCCACTGGAAGTGGTAAGGGATCACTGCCTCTCAAAGTTATAGAACACTTAAAATTAAGTTCCGATTATGTACCAATAATAATAGATGATTTAGTTGAAAATAGTCGTTATTATATAAAAGAGGTGGGTAAAATTATTGATGGATTGAGTTCTGAAAGTACCAGCAAGATAGAAGCATCATTTCTTAATCCCTCACCAGAACTTCTAGATAAAATGGGGGTCGCTTATTGGACTGCAAGAAAAAAAGTAGAATGTGATACGGGGAAATTGTGCACTATTCCCCCCCCTGATGATCAGGGTGATTGTAATACATGTGATAGCATAAACAACAAAAAGATGGATCAGGCATTTGAACGTGGTAAAAATGTAGTTTTTGAGACGCAAATGATGTATGTACCAGATTGGATAATGACTAAATATCGTGAACAGATCGAGAGACATAATTATAAAATTATTATATCTTACTCTGTAGTTGAATTATGTGAATTATTAGAGAGAAATAAAAGTAGGGCTATAGAATCTTTAACCAAATATTTAGAAGATAATACCAAAAGTCCGCCTAGATTACCAGATATACGTGAAAGTGAATATAAAAAAAAACTCAAAGAAATTATAGAAGTTTTTAAAAAATTAAATAAAGTACCTATAATAGAATCTCATTTTGTAAGATTATTATTATTTGATAATAATAGTCATACTTCTAGATTATTATATGATAATATGGCTACTGAAAGATACCAGCTCGGAGAATTAAGTATTGATCAATATAAGCCTAATGAACCATGTCCATCATATGATAGAGGATCCAAAAAAACTAAGAAAAAAACTAAGAAAAAACCCAAGAAAAAAACTAAGAAAAAACCCAAGAAAAAACCCAAGAAAAAACCCAAGAAAAATTGAGGGAAAAAAAAATTTATTATAAAATATACAAAAAAAAAATATAATATATAGTATAAATGGAAGGTACACCCCCCAATTCGGCCGTCGTTCTCTATAATTTAGTTAATCTGGTTGAAGGTGCCATCGCTGCTGGCGATGGCAATAAAGATGATAATGATCTTTTACAATCTATAATTAAACAGTTGGTCAAGAAGAAAGCGGCCGAAGATCCTATCTATAATACAATTATAAGTCATATAAATGAAAAAATCGGTAAATTCAAAAAGAAGGAAATAAAACTTCACCCGTTATTAACAAATATCAATTCTATGATAGTTGGCCAGTTGGTTGCTGAGGATCCGATCACGGATATCAGGAGGAGAAGGGCG